TCAGAAGCGCCGGCGGGCGAACGTCGTCCCCCACATGAGCTGACCGTTCGCGAGGCTGGCGCGGATGTGCGCGTCTGTCTCGTCTTGGTCGGCGGCCAGTGCGAGAGGGGCGATCACCAGGCAGACGCGGCATGCTGCGCCTACAGCTACCAGGGCTAACCAGTCCTGCGAGGGTTGCGGGATCGTCATCACGTATTCGTCGTGGCCGTAGTCCAGGGCGACGTGTCCCCTGCTGGTCATGAGCTGTGCGCCGATTACTGGGGGGTCCTGATCACCAGGGCCGAGGCGCAGCGCGGCCGCGAGTCGCCTCATTCCCGCTTCGACGGTCTCGGTTGTCTCACGCTGCCGGCGAGGGCCGGGGTGTGTGATGAGTAATTGGGCGACGGCGAAGTTTCCGCGGTGGTGGATGCCGGTCGCAGCGGCCACCGTCGCGACGAATCCGGGCCCCGGGGGGACGTCGAGGCTCGACGACGTCATAAGGCCTTCACCTCCGCCCATACGGTTTTGCCGAACGGCGCGTCGGTGACTCCCCATTCGCTGCACAGGGCGTCAAGGATGATCAGACCGCGGCCTCGGTCGCGTTGCCGCGATTCGGGGCGCGGTTGGGGACGGCGTCTCACAGGGTCTTGTACCTCCACTCGGGTGCGGGCGTTGTCGGTTTCGAGCGCGAGCTGTAGTGAATCGCCGGGCTCCGTGCCGTACCGGATCGAGTTGGTGACCATCTCGCATGCCACCAGGACGACCGTTTCGATGTGGTCCTCGGACGCCTCCGGCGCGTGGTGCCGGATGAACTCGCGCACGAACTCGCGCGCCGTGCTTGCTGATTCCGGCTCACCCGCTAACACCAGGACCGACGGCAAGCCGTCGGAAGGAGCGCAGCAGACGGGAGCCGGGTCCCGTCGTCGTTCGATCACGCGTCTCCCCTTACGGGTGGACAGTTGCGGCCCGGTTCGCGGACCGATTGGTTCCTCCGTCTAGGCAACACGCGTGACGAAAGCCGGGGTACCGTCGTGGGGGGTGTCGAAGGGTGTCGCTTTCGCTACCCCACGTCGCGGGAGGGCTGGAGGATGAAGACGCCGAATGACAAGCTCGCGCAGTTGCTCGAACGGTCGAGGATGAGCCGGGGCGAGTTAGCCCGACGCGTGAAATCCAAGGCACTTCAGTGGAATCAACCGCACATCTCGCCGGACGCGACGCGCGTTCGGTGCTGGCTCGAAGGTGAGACACCGCGGGACCCCGTTCCCGACATCCTCGCCGGTGTCTTCTCCGACCACTTCGGTTTTCGGGTCACGACGTACGATCTCGGCCTCGGCGACGGCGGATCGGCCGATGCCGCGCTCGTGTACAACCCCTCATACGTGGCTACGGTGGAAGTGGTCGCAGACTTGGGGAGAGCTGACGTGGACCGACGGAAGTTCCTTGCAGCCGCGCCGTTCGCCGCCGTGGCTGGTGTAGGTCCCTCGCGGGACTGGCTGTTGAACACGCTTGACCAGGAACCGGAACCGGGCCCACGGGTACGCCTTGAGGACGTATCCGCCGTGAAGAACATGTTCACGACCTTCCAGCGCATGGATATCTTCCAGGGCGGAGGATCGGGTCGGCTGGTCTTGGCCGAGTACATGACGCAGCACGTCTACCCGCTGCTACGACGTGCCCACAGCGAGGACGTTCGGCACGCGTTGTGCGAGGCGGCGGCCGAACAGACGTACCTACTCGGCTGGATGGCCTACGACAACGGCGAACACAGCATCGCTCAGCGGTACTTGATTCAGTCGCTACGCCTCGCCCAAGAGTCGCGGAACCCGGCGCTAGGCGCGCACGTGCTCGCGGGCATGGCTGATCAGGCGACGCTACTCGGTGACCCCGCCGAAGGCCGTCGCCTCGCGCAGGCGGGACGGCAAGGGTTGTCGAGGGCGACCTCGCCGGCCTGCTTGGCGGACCTGTGGTGCCTGGAAGCGCGGGCGCTCGCCCTGCTCGGCGACAGGTCGTCGGCGGCTCACGCGGTCGTGCAGTCCGAGCGGGCGTACGAGCGTGTGAACCTCGACGAAGAACCGGACTGGGCGGCGTTCATCGACCCGGCGTACTTGCACGGCGAGCACGCGAACACCTTCCGCGACCTGGGCGACGCGGAGGCGGCCGAGGAACACGCGCGCCGTTCCATCGCGCACGCGGCCATGCAGAAGCGGGCCCGGCGCGGTGCCATGTCACAGGCCGCGCTCGCGGTCTCGCACCTGCAACGGCGCGACCTTGATTCGGCGTACGCCGCTGGAGTGCGCACGCTGAAGCTGACGCGACAGGTCAAGTCGTCGCGAGCGGTCGAGGCGGTACAGGACCTACAGAAGCGCATGCAGCCCTTCGGGCGTAGCCGGCTCGTCGCCGACTTCAACGCGCAGGCTCGCGAGCTGGTCGCCGCGTAGTCGCAAACAACGAAGCGCCCCCGTACGGCCATGAGTGGCCGTACGGGGGCGCTTCTGTGTCACCTGGTGGTGTCCACGTAGGGACTCAACTCTGATCTACGGGGCCGGTCTCCTGCCTCGACTTCACTGCCTTGACCACCGCTCGCGCCGCTTGCTCCGGGTCTTCGTGTTCCCACACGCGGATGACGAGCCAACCCGCGTTGCGCAGTGCTTCATTGGTCTCTGCGTCACGTGCTCGATTCCCGGCGATCTTCTCTTGCCAGAACACCGCGCCCTTCTTCGCGGGCCGGTGATGTTCAGGACAGCCATGCCAGTAACAACCATCGACGAAGACGGCGACGCGAGCCTTGGTGAACACCACGTCGGCTGTCCGGCGCAGGCCGGGGAGCGGTCTCGCTCCCACCCGGTATCGCAGTCCCTGTCTGTGGAGCGCGGACCGCAACAGCTTCTCGGGCTTCGTATCCCGTCCCTTGTTGGCGGACATGACCGCTCGGGACGCGGCGGAGGACGCCCACGATTCGGGGGGAACGGCCTCCGTGGTCACGAGACCGGCCGCGTGAGCCATCTCCCACGCCTGTGCCAGGTTCGCGGCGCGAGTCTCGGCGTCTACCTCGCCGACGTACCGTTCCTGTGTCTCGCCCTCTTGCGACCACCGCAGGTAGGCGCGGATGCGGCGGGTTCTGCGGTACAGGCGCAGCGCGATGGACGCGCGGGCGTACCGACCCTCGCCGAGGTCGACCGCGCGCGCGAGGCGGCTGCCGGCGGCCCGGTCCTGCTCAGAGGCTCGGGCCTCCCTGCTTATCCCCGCTCGCGGCTTCCACGCCCGATCGGGAGGCATCCGATCCTTCCAACGCCTCTGCCGATCGCTCGCGGCTTCGGTCACTGCCGCTTCTCCGGGTCCTCCAGAGCCCCAACCGACTTGAGAGCGTTGGCGACCGCCGTTGAGAAGGCCGTTCCTAGCTTTACGGGCACGGCGTTGCCCAACTGCCGCATCTTCTCGCCCCGTGGTCCGTCGAGCACCCAACGGTCCGGGAACGTCATGACTCGCGCGGTCTCCCGCACGGTCATGTACCGGTATCCGTCGCCGCCCCCGAAGTTGGCGAAGTTGGGATTGTCCAGCTGCATGACGGATTCTCCACCTGGCACGCCATGTACACCCGCCTTCACGGTCTTCGCGGGCCGGTCGAGCAGGTTCGGGGTGTGCCCGGTGTACATGCGAGCGCCGGGCCAACCGATGTGATCGGGGATGCTGCCTACTGGGAGCTTGTCCTTGACGGCCGCTTCCGTAACGTACGGAAGCGGCTTTCCCTCGTTCTCGTCAATTCCCGCGATCGCATCGCGCAGCGTGCGCCACGGCTCCAGCTTCAGCTTCTCCTTGACCTTCTCGTTCTCGTAGTCGAGTTCCGGAAGGTTGGCGATGACGCGCTTGCGGACCTCGGCGGGCACCTTCTTGTGTCGCTCCGTCCAGTAGGGTCCGCCCTCGCGCATGGAGTGGATCATTGACTCCTCGGAGTGCGTCTCCTTGGGCATGAACTCGTCCCAGTCGATGCCGAGGTCGGCGCGGAACGCGACGATGATCACTCGATTTCGAATCTGTGGCACACCGTAGTCAGCCGCGTTGACCTCCATCTCCTTGACCACGTATCGCTCCGACAGGTCAACCGAGTCGTTGGCGATCAGCTTCTCAAGGATGTCGTTGTGGTCTTCCCACGTCGCGTTGTTGTCGCGCTTCTCGAACGGCAGGCGCATTTCGTTCAAGATGTACTTGAAGTAGGGCCTGAAACCCGGCCGAAGCAGGCCGCGTACGTTCTCGCAGATGACCGCCTTCGGTCTCATCTCCCGAATGGCGCGGAACATCTCCGGGAACATGTTCCGCTCGTCTTCCATGCCCTTGTGCACACCCCCCAGGCTGAACGGCTGGCAGGGCGGCCCACCGGCGAGAACGTCGACCTCGTCCGTGACGACATCGGTGAAGTCGATGTCACGCACGTCGCCCGGGATGAGCGGCCAACGCTTCGTCGGCTCTTCGGGGTCCGGGGGGTTGATCCTCAAGGTCTCGCACGCCCGCTTGGCGTACTCATTCACCAGGAGCGGACGGAAGCCCGCAGCATGCACAGCCATCGCGAGCCCCCCGCCGCCGGCGAACAGTTCGACACAGGTCCCCACCTCTTGGCGTTCTTCTCGCAGTTCAGGCATGAGAGAAGCGTACCGCGGAGTTTATGATCATGGTGACCTATCTCGCAACTTGGTACGCGTGTCCCCCAGTTGCACCAGGTAGGGTGCCGGTGATCAGCAGTTTCGTAGGGGACGGGGTGCTCACGTGGCAGACGGGTACAGCGATCAGTTCCGGCTCAGCATCACCGAGGCGCTGAGTACACAGCTGTACGCCGCCCTGAAGGAGTTGGAGCCCGCGCCCCTCACTCAGGAGAACCTCGACGCCCTCGTCGCCCAGGCCGAAAGGCTCGGTCTTCCCAGTAAGTCCGGGGTGTACCAGCTCTTTCGCCAAGAGCCCGGCAAGGAACGCCAACTCACCTATGTCGGAAAAGCTGACGAGCCACTCCCTGAGCGGCTGGGGAATCACCTTTACAAGCTGTCCGGGCGAGAAGGTATTTCCATTGATGAGATGTCGTTCAAGTGTCTGTTCGTGGAAGAAGATCTCTCCTCAGTCTCTCCGGAAAAGATGCTCATCAAAGAGCATCTGAAAACCGGAAAGATCGTCTGGAATAATCGTGGATTCGGCAATAACGATCCGGGTCGCAATCGCGACCGAACCACGATCAAGAGCACTCATTTCGATCTTGAGTTCCCTATCGACCTCTCGCGCGAGGTAAAGGGGCTGACTCCCGGTGTCCAGTCCCTTCACGACGTGCTGTGGGAGATCAAGCGCGGCATACCGTTCAATTTTCGCTTCAAGCACTCGGCTGCCTTCAAGGAGCTGATGGTCACTGTCCCCGAAGGGAACATGACCGTAGACGAAGCGTTTCGTTTCGTCGCACAGCACCTGCCTGACAAGTGGCAGATCTGCGCTCTGCTCGGCTGGGTGATCATGTACGACGACAGCCCTACGACGTATCCGAGCGCTCGGCGTTACTACCGGTTTGACGGGGTCTCCACCCAGACTCCGAAGAGTCGAAAGCCGGGCAAGGGCGACGCGGAAGACGACGACGAAAACGGCGACTTCGACGAGTAGCGTCGCACAGTGCCAAGTGCGCTCTTCTCTATCTGAGTTGGGCGAGTGCGGCGAGGACGAGACCGGCGAAGCCGATCAGGGCGCCGATGCTCGGGAGAGGCCACCGGCGGGTTTCGAGGTCGTCGACACGGGATTCGAGTTCGTCGAGGCGTCCGTCGGTCTGGTCACCGCGCTGGACCAGTAGGGCGAGGGCGCCGTCGACTCGGGCGAACCCTTCGGCCATGGTGCCGCGCAGCTTCTCCAGTTCGACGGCGACGGACTCGGGCGGGGGCGGCTGTGTCACGCGCTACCGCCCTGGTCGTCGTCGACCAGGCCGAGGCCGACACGGTCGAGCAGCTGCTCGACGGCGGGCAGGGCCATGACGCGCGCGAGTCCGCCGGCGACGGCGAGGGCGCCGGCGACCCACGGCAGGGACTCGGGTATGCCGGACGCGGCCACGATGGCGGGGAGAGCGACGGCGAACATGACGACGCCCTGAATGACGGTGCGGACGGTGCGCTTGTTGGCGGGGCTCATGAGGGAACTCCTCGTTTCGGTGTGTGGATACGGGACCCGCCCCGGCGGCGCGGCGCCGGGGCGGGCGGGTGCCTACTTGCCGTAGGCGAGGCGGTGCAGCGCGGCCCACCCCTTCGGCCCGATGGCCGGGTCGCGGGTGACTCCCTCGGCGCGGTACTGCGGGTGCTTGTTGTGGAACGCGATCACGGCGGCCTGCGTCTTGGGCCCGTAGTTGTCGGACTCGGTGACGCTCTTGGACATGAACCCGGCGGCCTTGAGTGCCTTCTGAAGCGGGCGGGCCGAGGGCTTGGCCTTGCCGGGGGCGAGGCCGGCCGGGAACTTCGGCGGGGTGTACGTCGCCGGCTCGTCGTCGGCGTCGCCCTGGGCCCACTGACGCAGTGCCGAGGGGGACATGTACGCGATGTTCCGGTCGACCGGGGTCGATGTGAACTGCCAGAACGTCACGGTGCGTCCGCTCGGCTTGGGCCGGGTGGCGGCCTCGGCGCGTGCGTAGGTCGCGGCGCCCCACGGGTACGCCGGGTACCAAAGGGGTACGCCCGACGGGACGTGGTCGGCGGCGATGTCCGAGGCGGACGTGTAGATGCCGACGACCTGCCCCGGGAACGCCTTCTTCACCGCGGCGATCCACGCCGAGGCGTACGCCTTGATCTGTGCGGCCGTGCGGCCCTTGTAGTTGCGCCGGTCGCTGTACGCCTCAAGGTCGAGCCAGTGCAGGAAGCCGGGGCCGGCGTACGCCTTCACGGCGGCGATGTAGTTCGCGGCCTCGGTGGCGGCCGACTGGTTCGGCCACGCGAAGTGATACGCGCCGGCGACCAGGCCGGCGGCCTTGATGCCCTTGATGTGGGTCGCGAACTTGGGGTCGTGGGTCTTCTGTCCCTCGCTCGCCTTGGCGAACGCGAAGGTGAGGCCGTCGGCCTTGAGCGCGGTCCAGTTCTGGGCGGCCTGGTACGCGGACACGTCGATGCCGCGTGAGGTGGTGCTCATACGGGGTGCCTCCTGGGCATGAAGAAACGCCCGGCGCGGTGCGCTCGGGCGTGCGGTGTGAGGGGAGTTGCGCGGTCTACGCGAGGGCGGCCCAAAAGCGGTTCGCGCCGTTCTCCATCGAGGTCAAGGTGATGGACGCGGGGGCCGCGGCGACGCCGGTCGTGTAGACGCCGAACCGGCGGACCAGGGTGTAACCGAACTGGTTGGGAGGGGCGCCGGCTCCGGACTCGGCGGCGAGCAACATCGGGCCGTCGCCGGTCGTGGTGTTGTAGACCATGCGCCACATCACGTAATAGACGCCGGCTGCCGCGGCGTACGCGGCCGTGAGCGGGCTGGATATCGTGCCGCCCCCGGCGTCGTGCTCCTCGGCCGGCTCGTACGCGGCCGTCGACATGTCGCCGGTCGCGGCAACGCGTGTTCCGCTGCTGTTGTAGAGGGCGGCCCATGATCCGGTCTGGAGTCCGCCGGCGTAGCCGGTGGCGAACCACACGATGCGGTTGATGGTCGCCGCAGTGCGCAGGATGACGGCCGTTACCCGCATCGGGCCCGACCCCGGGTACAGGCCGGTCGACACGGCGAGGGCCGGGTCGAATGCCCAGCAGGCGAGGCCGTGGTCGGCGGGTGACCACTCGCCCGCGAATGCGGCGGCGTCCACGTAGCTTTTGCGCGTGAGGTGGTTCGCGGTGGTCGGTGCGACGCTGCTCGACGGGATGGCAGAGAACGTCTTGGTGCCGGTGATCGTCTGCGTTCCGGCGAGCAGGACGGCCGTACCGGCGGCCTCGGCGCTCACGTCGGTTGCGGTGAGCACGACGTCGCCGGTCTTGGTGTTGACGGACGTTACCGGCGCGGTGCCGCCCGCGGCGCCGAGGGTGAACGCGGTTCCGTCGGCCTGCCGAACCTTCAATGTGCCGGCCTCGGCCCACATCACGGCGCCGACCGGGTTGGATGTGGGCGGTGTGGTGGCGTTGGCGAACGCCAGGATGCCGCCGGCTCCTCCGCCGAAGGTGGCTGCCGTGGTGCCGATTCGCGCGTCTGTGAACGTGGCGGTGGCGTTGGTGATCAGCTCGGCGTTCTTGTTGACGGCGGTGTACTTCGACTGCGCGGTGTCCGACACCTTGAACGCGTCGGCCTGTGTGCCTGCGTAGATGACGTGCAAGGTGCCGTCCATGCGGCTGTATCCGCCGTTGTTGGCCACGGCGCCCACGTCGGCGGCGGCGAGGACTATCGCGGCGGCTGACTTGCCGTTGACGGACTGGACAACGCCCGGTGCTCCCGCCGGCCCCTGGTCGCCCTTCGGTCCCTGCTGCCCGGTCGCGCCGGTCGCCCCGGTTGCTCCGGTCGCGCCTGTGGCTCCTCGGGCGCCGGTCGCGCCGACCAGGGACGCGAGCCACTGGGCGACGCTGCCGACGAACCCGGCTTTGACGGCGACCTCGTACGCGCTGTCACCGCGTACGGCGACGTAGGTCGGGGTCGAGGGGTCGGTCGGCGCGATGTCGGCGAGGTCGACCTCGGTTGCCTCGGCGGGCAAGAGAACCTGATAGACGCGGTTCATGGACACGCCCGCGAGCTGTTCGGCGACGGTGTACGACCAGCTGCTCGGGTTCATGCCGGGGGCGTCGGTGGCGGGCAGCACGACGGCGAACGCGCCCGTGGCGTCGAGCGGGACCGTGACGGGCCCGCCGAGGATCACGTCGTACGCGCCGAACGTGATCAGGTTCGGGGCGCGGAAGACGACTTGCCCGGACAGGGGCCGACCGTCCGGGGACAGAAAGCGTCCGGTTACGCGGACGGTGGGGATTCCCTCGGGCAGCACGTCACACCCCCTCGTGGTCCTCGGCGATGACGACGGCGCCGGCGGCCGCGACCGTGGCGGCGGTCCGTACGGGGGTGTCCGGCGCCTCGCTCGCGCTGAACGTGTTCCGGGTGTACGCGCGGTACATGCGGGTCTCGACGTTCTGCCCGCTGGTCTTGGCGCGGTGGCTGACGTCCCACACGACGGTTTCCAGGAACTCGACGCCGTCGAGGGGGGCCTCGATGGTGCGCTGTGTCCACGTGTTCGCGGCGACGTCGTACTCGGCGAGCGTCCGCGCGGTGCCGCCGGACGGGGTCGCGGACACCTTGACCTGTCCCCCGCCGGTCCCGGCGTACGTGAAGACGACGATCACGGCGACCGCGTTGTGTGCGGGGCTGGCGCCCCACCACGCGGTGTCGTAGGTGGTGCCGGTGTAGGACTGGCGCGCGGTCGGATAGAGGCCGATGGGCATCCACGGACGGCCGAGGAACCGCTCGGAGTACGCGTCATCCATCACGATCACGTCCCGTACGCCCGGGTCGCGGTTCCACATTCGGATCATTTGGCCGGCGCCGGTGGCGTCCTCGTCGCCGACGGTGAGGGCGGCCGTGCCGTCCGTGGGGCGGGCGATGCCGACGGCCCAGTCTCCGGCGGGGGTCTGGCCGGTCAGGAAGATGCGGTTGCCGTTCGGTGCCTCGGCGATCAGTCGACCCCCTTCGCCGATCACCACGTCGCCGTTCAACACCTGGTTGAGGGCGGGCCGCATCTGCGCCCGGCCGCGCAGCTGCCGTACCTCGCGTTCGAGGGCGGCGAGGCGGTCGAGGACGTCTTGAGGGACGTACGCCACGGTCAGGGGACCTCCAGGTACAGGCGGGCCGTCTCGGGGCGGCCTCGCTCGGGCGGGGTGATGGACAGGCCGACGACGCGGTACCGGGCGTCGAGGGTGTCGGGGTGCCACAGGTCGCGGATGCGGAGCCGGACCGTGGCGCCGAGCAGGGCCGGCGCGATGTTCCCGCCGAGCACGACCTCGACCTCGGGTATCTGCACGGGGTTGCGGGCGGCGGTCCAGTCGGCGCGGGCGTGGGCGTCGAGGGTGTCCTGTACCTCAACCGTCGTGTAGTCGCTGGAGCCGTCGAGGCGCGGCCAGCCGGCGGAGATATCGGCGTCGTCGACCAGCACGGGCGAGGTGAGCGGGTAACTATCCTGCGCCTGGTTGGCGTTGATGCTGGCGCCGCGGGACTGCCACGCGTTCGCCTTGCTGGTGGCGTCGACCGGCCATGTGTAGGACAGGACCGGGCCGGGGTGGTCGAGCACGATCTCGGACGCACCCGCGCGGATGACCGGGTGTCCGAGTCGCAGCTCTTTCACGCGGCGGCCGTCGGCGTCGCGGAAGCTCGCGATACGCCACTCGAACCCGTCCTCGACGGCGGCGAGGTCGTCGAGCAAGTCGCCCACGGCCGGTAGGTCGTACCGCAGGTACGTGCGGTCGCGCAGGATGCCGGACGTTGCGGTGCCGTAGGTGATCCCGACGTTCCCGCCCGGGGTGTTCTGCACGTAGTCGACCAGGCCGCGCACGATGTCGAATTGGTCGACCTGCTTTGCGGTCTGCGTGTCGTACAGCAGGCGGCGGTACAGGTACGACTCCCACCCGCCGGCCTGAATCTGCGCGCCGAGGAACCCGCGGGAATCCGAGGCGAGGGCGAGCGTCCACAGGATTCCGCCCCACCAGATTTCGCGCCCCCGCTCGACCCACACGGCCGTTCGGCCGGGCACGATCGCCCGGCGGGCCCGTTCCGCCATGGCGCGGTTTGGGATCGGCACGGTGCCGGTCAGCCGGCCGGTCTTGCCTATGTAGTCGTCGAGGGCGACGCCCTGTACGGGCAGTGCGTCGAGCAGCTGGTCGGAGCGCAGATCACAGAACAGCAGCCGGTACGGCGGCGCGATGGTCACTGTACGAACTCCACGGTCAGTTGCCCGTCTTGCACGAACACGTCCGTGCCGCCGTTGCTGCTGATGTTCCACCCGGGGATGAGCGTGATCTGTCCGCCGGGGGTGAGGCCGTCGCGGTAGACGCGCCGCGAGGCGATCACGCGGCTTGCCTGTGCCGACAGGCCGTTCGCTGCGCCGTGCGCCTCGGTGTAGGCGCCGGTCGCCCGCCACGTCATCCACGCGGTTGAGGCCGCGGTCGATCGGTTGGAGACCTGTCCGCCGATGGTGACGAACACGGCGCCGGACGGCGGCACGGTGAAGGTGATACGCGGCCACGCGGCGGCGGTGAAGTCGACGAACGCGCCCGTGGTGGTGAGCGGCGCGGCCGTGACCTGCTTCGTGCTGATGGGTCGTGTCGGTGTCGACGGGTACGCCTGCCACGCCCCGGCGGCGGCGTTCCAGCGCTCCAATCCGGTGCCGTTGTCGCGGTACTGGCCGTCGTACGCCCCGTTGAAGGCGAGGCCGTACCCGCGCGGGATGATCCCGCCGTAGGCCGAGGTGAAGCGGCGCCGGTCGGCAAGCGCGCTGTTCCAGTCGATACCGCCGACGCCCGCCGAGGCGCCCGCGGGCACGGTCACGTCCCACAGGCGCAGACAGGCCGAGGGCATGCTCGGCGCGGTCGGGCTCGCCGACCCCGTGCCGCGGATGATCTCGACCGTGGCGAGGTTCTGGCCTGCCTGGTCGAACAGCTGGTCGTACACGCGCAGGGCGACGGAGTCGATACGGGTGAACTGCGCCTCGCCGTCGGTGAAGGTGAGGGTTACGGGGGCGTCGACCGATACCGGGTAGGCGCCCTGTGCGTCGGTGCCCTGTACCTGGGCGCGGCCGACGCCGATCTGTAGGGACATCGCGCCGGCGCCGGTCGCGGCGAAGGGGTTCCCGCCGGCGATCACGCCGTCGCGGGTGCGCATCTCGGATTCGGGCGCGTAGGTCCCGACCGGGGTAAGGCGGGTGTCCTCGCGGGTCTGCGTGAGCGGCAGCAGCCATGCGGAACGCACGGTCACGGTGGGGTTCTCCTTACCAGTAGGCCGAGCGGTAGCGCACGGTCGCCGACGCCCTCGGGTCGCTGCTGCCGGGCGCGGCGCGGAAGATCAGGGATGCGGTGCCGGGGGCGAGCGTGAACGTCTGCTCGGGCACTGAGCGCGAGGTCGCGGTGTAGATCCGCGACGCGGTGCCGTTGAGGGTGACTGTCCCGGCGAGGGTGTCGACGGTGAGGACGTCGCCGAGGGCGAGCGGGATGTCGTACTCGACCGCGTCGCCCGTTGCGAGGCTGGTCAACGACGGACGGGTCACCGGCCCCCGGAACTCCACGATGGGGTGGGTGTCGGCGTCGCCGATGTTCGTCGTCGACAGGGCGCCGGTACTGCCCGGGTTGCCGAACGGGAGCGGCCACGACAGCGGCCACGACAGACCGGCCTCGGACATGGGCAGGGTCGCCGACACGGTGCGCTCGGTGAGTTCGTACCGGCGCGGGTCGGTTGCCTGCCACTCGATCGCCCCGCCCGTGATGGTGCCGAGGCGGTAGCCGAGGCCGGCGGGGATCGCCCGGCGGGTGGCGCGGGCGTAGGCGAGCAGGGGCCCGCGTTCGTCGAGCCACACGACGAGCGGGCGTTCGTCCTCGACCGGCACCGTGCCGGCGTTGAGTGCGGCGACCACCGCGCCGATCGTGGCGCGCGGGGCCCGGACGAGCAGGCCGTCGAGGGTGACCGTGCGGGCCTGTGCGAGCAGTCGGCCGGGGAACGCGCCGTGCGCGTCGGACCGAGCCACGGTCCCGGAGTCGAGGGCGGGAAGTTCCTCCCAACCCCCCATCGAACGCCACCCGTAGGGGGTGCCGGGGCCGAGCAGCAGGTCGCCGTACTGGACATGTCCGGGGCGGGTCACCTGGTCACCAGCGGCCACGGTCACCCCCTCGCCTTGGCCAGCCACGCGAGCGCGCGGGCGTTGTCGTCGGGGGTGCCGTTCTCGGCGGCGTGCCAGTGCTCGACGTGCAGCGCCGGGCCGGTCGCCGCGGCGGCGAACGGCGAGCCGTATCCGCCCGCGCCCGTGCCCGCGAGGGCGGGAACGGCGGGCGGAGTGACCAGCGTGGACATGACGCGGGCGAGGGCGCCCTGTCCGGAGCGGATACCGGCCACGACGCCGGCGGGAATCCAGCGGCCCACCTTGCGGGCCATCACCTTGGAAGGGCTGTTGATTCCGAGTGCCTTTGCAATCGGGCCCGGAATCATGTTCTTCGCGAAAGAGATCAGCTGCGATCTCAGCCAACTGCCCATCGACTGAACGCCCTTGAGCAGGCCGCGAACTAGGTCGGTTCCCTTGTCGTAGAGCAGCGACTTAAGGTTGAGGAGAGAAGCGATGCGTCCCGGAAGTCCCCTCACCCAATTGAGAAGTTCTGTCGCCTTGTTGACCGTGCCGGTTTTTATGCTCTGCCAATGCTTGATGATCAAGCCTGGAAGGGTCCAGTTCAAAAAGAAACTGATGAGCTTCTGCGGCAGGCTCTTGACGAACGTAACGACGGCGTTCCAGACGTTCAGGGTTCCGGTCCTGATCGCGTCCCAATGCGATATCACGATGCCGACGATCGTCCACTTCAGGAACAGGTCCAGCAGGAATTGACCAATTGACTTGATCTTGTTCCAGACCCAATCCCACGCGAGCGTGGTGTATTTGACGATCGAATCCCAGTTGGCGACGATCAGCGCGACCAGGCCGACCACGGCGGCGATCACCAGAGCGATCGGGCCCATGGAGATCACCCACGCTGCGGCCATGCGCGCGGCCTGGATCATGGACTGTGCGCTCATGAGGACCCACGCCCCGACCACACGGGCAGCTGCGGCTACCGCCCCGGCGCCCTGGGCGATCCAGCCAGCGAGGATCGAGGCATTCGCGGCGAGGAACGACGCGGTGGCGCCTGCTCCGGCAGTGCCCTGGGCGATCCACCCGGTGACGACGGCCGTCGATGTGGTCCACGCCTGTGCGGCGAGGGCGACCAGCGTCGGCAGAAGGAACGTGGTGATCAGAACGGCGGCGGTCGTGAACGCCGTCGAGTGGTCGGAGACGAAACCGGCTGCGGCAGCAACGCCCTTGCCGAACTTGAGGGCGTAGTCGGCGCCGGTCGTCAGGGCCGGTACGACGTAGTCGCCCATGACGTTCACGAGCGTCTGCATGGCACCGCGCTTGAACATCTCGAACTTGGTCGCGGCGTTGTCGCGCATCGCGTCGCCCGCGGCGTCGGTGGCGCCCTTGACCTTGCCGAGGGCGTTTACCGCGCTGCTCGGGTCGATGCTCATCAGGGCACGCGACAGGTCTTCGGACTGAGTGCCGAGCAGCTGCTGTGACAGCCGGAAACGCTCGGTGGGGTCCTTCACCGCCCGTAGCCGGTCGGTGATGGTGTCGAGTGCCGCCTTTGCCTGCGGCCCGCCCTTGGCGAATGCCGCGGCCATCTGGTCGGCGTTCAGGCCGAGTGCTTTAAGTCCCTCGGCGCCGGAACCGTCCTTGACTCTGATGTTCAGTTCTTTGAGCGCGTCGGCGACGATATCGGCGTCGCGCGCGCCGCCCTGCAACCCCTGTTGCAGAATGCCCATGGACGTCTTCGCGTCGAGGCCGAGATCGCGGAACTGCGTCGGATATTCGGCGTACGTGTCGAGCAGATCCTCGGCGACGTTCACGCCGTTCTGCGTTCCCTTGACCAATACGTCGAGGGCTTCCGAGGCTGAATCGGCAATGCCGGTCTTGAGCATCGTGCCGACGGCGCGGGTCACCTTGCCGACGTCCTCGCCCATGACGGCGGCGGTGTCGGCGACCTGCTTTCCCAGGGTCTCGACCTGGGTCTGTGTCGCTTCCGGGGGCAACAGGCCGTTTCGGGCAATGCCCTTGATGGCCTCGGCCCCCTCCTCGACCGAGTCGACGATCGCCCCGGCGTACAGGTCCCCGGCGGCCTCGCCGTACTTCTTGGCCACGGGCCCGGTTGTGCCGAGTTGGGCCTGTAGCGTGCCGGGGATCTTGCTCTGTTCGAGGGCCTGCCCCACGCCAGTCATGAGGGCGGCGCCGATACCGGCGCCGAGGGCGGCCCATCCGAACGCCTTCAACGCCCCGGCGCCCTCGCCCGCGGCGCGGTCGCTGCCGTCGGCCATGCCGTCGCCGATCGCGTCGCCGGCCTGGTGGCCGGCGCTGTCGGCGTCGGTGACCAGCCGTAGGCCGGTCGCGCGCATCCGGTCCTCGGTGCGCTGCATGCCGGCGGCGGCCGGACGGTCGTCGACCTCGATCGTGGCGAGCAGTTCGCCGACGGTGAGGGCCACGCCGGATCACCTCCCGTCGGGGGTCATCCGGCGCGGTCGCCGGCTGGGCGGCTATGCGGCGGGGATGCCGGTGATAGCGGCGATCTCGGCGGCGCTGGTCACCTTGCGGGGGGTGCGCGACCAGGCGCGGGCGAACCGGGACTCGCCCGGCAGACCGGCGACCAGGGCGAGGAACCGGCGGGTGGACAGGGCGGCGAGGTCACGGGCGGCGAGGCCGTACTCGCGGGCGAGGTCGCCCTCGACGGCGGTCCAGTGGGTCAGGACCGCTTGCCAGAACTCCGCCCCTTCTTCGTCTTCGTCTTCTTCGGGGTCGCCCTGCGCTGCGCCCTGTTCGGCGCGGCGGCTTTTCCCGCTTCCTGCTGCTCGTACAGCTGGGCGGCGCGCTGCATGGTGCAGCTGCCGGGACGGCGGATGTTCGCGGCCGAGTAGATCAGTACGACGCCGAGTTGCCGGTCGGTCATGCCGCGTTCGGCCCACGTGTCGAGGACGTCGGCGCCGTAGAGGGTGGCGAGCATCTTCCGTACGTCGTCGGCGTCGCTGGAGTGCTGTACGCGCTCCATCTGCAACGTGAACATGAGCGGCAGGGACTCGGGGAGCTGGTAGCCGGTGCCGTACAGGGTGAGGGACTGGCGCGGGCGGGTGGCGGACTCCTCGGCGAAAAACGCGTCGAAGTCAGCCGTACCCGCGCCGTCGGCGAGCTGCTGCTCGTCGTCGAGGTCGTGCTCGCTCACGGGCTCACCACTGCTTCTGTGGTCGGGGCGCCGCACCTGGTCATGGTCGCCGACCATGACGTCTTGTCGTTGTTGCCTCCGCCCTGCTCGCCGGGCGTCACGGTGGCGTCCCACACGACCCACTGCGTCTGTGTCTCGTGCCGCCACCTGATCCGGTTGCGGGACTCGAATCCGAGGCGGTTCGTCCACACGTGGTCGATATACGCCTGTCCGGGGTCCTGCGCCTTGGTGGTCTTGTCGATGCGGTACTGACCCTCGACGGACAGGGACGCGCCGCGCTGCATGACGTCCTGTTCGTACTGCCCGTCGGATTCGAACACGGTCGTGTCGACGGTTTCCTCGTTCTCCCCGGGGGAGTGCGTGAAGGTGTTGACGCCGGCGATGGGAAGCCACGTGTTCGTGGTCGCGTTCGCGTCCTCGACCTCGAACAGCCATCCGCGGGCGTCAATGGGCCGGCTGCTGCCTGCCATGCGGGAACTCCTTACGTGGGTGCGGGGCCGGAAACGTCGAGGTCGAAGTTCACGACGTGCTCATGACGGCCGGTGCTGTCGGCGCCCATCGGGGCGGGGGTGCCGCGGGCGGCGGCGAGCGTGAGCCATGTCCCGTCGGGCAGCTGCACGCCGGCGAGGCCGTGCAGCGCGTGGTACAGGGCCTCGGCGCGGTTGCGGGAGACGCGCGGGTCGGGCCCGCCGCGCACGCGCACCTGTAGCCGGCGCTGCTCGGCGTCGTCGCGGGACTCGGGGGCCGCTCCGTCGTACAGCGCGAGGGACACGGCGGCGTCCGGCGCGGGCGGCATCGTCTCGACGAACAGATCGCCGGTCGTGCCGGTCGGGTCGTAGTCGACCAGGTTGAGGCCGTCGAGGTGACGGGCGAGGCCGTCGAGCAGATCAGCCACGGAGCGACCTCCGCACCTGGGCGGCGATGATGGCGGCGACCGTGTCGGCCTGCTCGGTCAACGGCCCTTCGAGGTACTTCGCCGACCGGCCGCTGTCGTGCCGGTAGTTCAGGTTTTCGTGCTGCCTGACCGCGTATGGGGTGTCGAAGCTGACCGCGGCCGTGAGCGCTTCCTCGTCGACCGAGGCGACGCCGGAGCGTTCGAGGGTGCCCTCTTCGATCGGCACGCGGGCGCGGGCGCGTTCGAGGACGTGTTCGGCGGCGAGGCGTAGGCCGCGGATGGCGCCGGCGCGGGTGCCGCGCAATGCGGCGGCGCCGTTCCATGTGAGGCGGGCTCGGGCGGTCACTCGGCGCTCACCTCTGTACAGGCGGGCACGGGCAGACCCGGCGCGGTGTGGTGGGCGACGCTGATCGCCTTGGTGGTGCGGCCGTCGGGGAGAGTGATCCGGGACTCGGCCGGACAGTCGAGGTCGGGGGCGGCGATGATCTGCGCGGTGGATGTGACCTCGCGCCCCTGGGGGTCGCGCACGGTCTTGATGGTCTCGGCGACCAGGGCGCGGACGTCGGCGACCGGCGGGCCGTACGTCGGGCCGTACGCGCTGTCGCCGCGGTACGGCTCGATGGTGATCCGGTGGACGAGCAGCCACTCGGGGACGTTCACCAGATCACCCCCGGCAGCAGTCCGGCGCGGGTGAGGGCGCGGTGCGCGCGGGGCGCGAGGTCGACGTCGCCCGCGGCGGCCGGCGGGTCCTTGCGGCCGGACAGGGACACGGGGCCGATAGAGACGCTGTCCCATCGGCCGGCCGCGCCCGTGCCGTCGTCGCCGGTCGCGGCCCAATACTCGACCTGTGCGCGCACGGCGTCGGCGAGGGCGGTCACGACGTTGGGATCGGTCGGCATGCCCGCGCTGTCGGTGCGGTAGACGGCCGTCAACAGGGCGTCGTCGATGTCCTCGGACGCCCGGACGAGCAGCCGGTCGGCGTCCGCCGGCGGCGGGCCGGTCCACACCTGTTCCGGGGTGGCGTAGACACGGCCCACGGATCACCCCTTGGAACGGGAACGGCCCGCGGGCTTGGTCGCCTGCGGGCCGTCGGGGCTGGTCGTACCGGCATCGTCCGGCGGGCCGTCGTCGCCCTGCTCGTCGTCGAGCGGGTTCACGTCGTAGCCGTGGCGCCGGAAGTATGCGACGGCGCCCTCGCTGTCGGTGGTGGCCTCGCCGTCGACGAACCACACGCCGGCCACCTGACCGTTGAACTCCTTCACGGGAGTTGTCACCTGGTACATGGGTCACCTCACCTTGATGTTGCGGAAGACGCTCGCCGCCTTGGTCGCCTTGAGGACGACGCCGATCGGGCCCATTTCGACCTCGCCCTTCTTCACGGCGCCGGCGGCGGAGAAGTCGGGAAGCCACGTGTTCACCAGCTGCCCGCCCACGGTGGCCACGCCGTGGAACCCGTCGAGGCCGATCCGCACCGCGTACAGGTCCGTAAGGCCGGTCGCGGCGGTGCCGCCCACGGTGCGGTTCTCAATCGGGATGATCGGCGCGGAACTGCCCGCCTTCTCCCCGGGGTCCACGAAGGTGATCCCGCCGTAGCTCTCGCGCACGATCGGTCGGCCGTTGCTGCCGATCAGGCCGTCGACCGGGTCGCGGGTGTACTGGCCGGCGCGGCGGGCGAGGGCGCGCACGCGGGCAAGTGCGGTGCTGTTGCCGATCACCAGGGACGGGGCGCCGTCGAGCAGTGACAGCCATTCGTCGAGGATGTCGAGGGCCTTCTGTTCGGCGCGCGGGTCGGTGTCGAAGTCGGTCCAGTCGGTCACCGTGCCGAGGCGGAACTCGGTCGAGGAACCGGCGAGGGCCTTGTCGAGGCCGTCGAACGAGTCCTCGTTCGTCGCCTGGTCGCCGTTGATCACGGCGTCCTGGAAGGTGGTCCGGGCGGCCTTGATCTTCTGCGTCATGTTCAGCGTGACGGCGTTGGACGCTGCCGGGCCGATACGGGCGATGACCCGGTCGACCTCGAACGATCCGCCGAGTACGGCGAGATCGACGCTGTATCGCTGCGTCTTGACCTCGCTCGGCGTGTACTCGGTGTTCAGCTTTCGGAACGCGGCCGTGGGCTGGGTGATCAGCCGGCGGTACGTGTAGGTGAGGGTGTCGCCGTCGCCGGCGGGGTTCACGACGTCGTTGAAGACGAGCGAGTCGAGCAGGACGGATTCCTTACGGAACTCGTCGATGACCTGCACGTCAACGTCATCGGTGGCGTTGTTCTTGGCCTCGTCGAGGGTCACGGGCATGGGGGCTGCTCCTGTCTGCGGTTAGCTGCTGAAGCGGGCGGCGATGGCGTCCGCGAGGGTGGCCGGGCGCTTGTCGCCGGTCGGCGGCCCGTTGAACTCGGCGCCGCCGCGGGCCGGTCCCTGCGCCTGCGCGACGCCGAGGCGGGGGTTCGCCGTCACGGCGGCGGTGATGGCGGAGGTCAGTGCGGCGGTGTCGTTCGGATCGATCGCCTCGACGACGGCCCGGAACGACACGGAGTCGAGCAGGGCGAGCGGGTCGGCGCCGGCGGCGGGCGCGGCGCGGTACACGGCGGTCTGTACGGCGGCGGTGCGCGCGGCGGTCTGGCTGTCGGTGATGGCGCGCTGTGCCCACTGCGGCAGACGGCTGATGTCGCCCTCGACCGGCGGCGCGGCGGGGGCCGGCTGCTGCTCGGCGGGGGCCGGCGCGGGTACTGCCGGGGCGGCGGGCGCCGCTTCGGGCGCGGGGGCCGGGGCGGGCGGCGTGGCCGGCTGCTGCGGTGCGGCGGGCGGTGTCGGCGGCGCGGGTGGTGCGGGTGCGGGTGCGGGTGCGGCGGGGGTCTGCCCGCTCGGCTGGTTGCCGGGGTCGCCCTGCGGCTGTCCGCTCGGCGCGGTCGAGGACGGGGCCGGGGTCGTCATGGGTGCACTCCTGGTGCTGTCGGGCCCGCACGGCGCGGGCACAGGCTAATGCGGGGGGCGACGGCTCTCGGTAGTCCTCAAGTCACGGAAAATGTGGGCACGTTGGAACCACACCCGAGCCGTGAGCGTTGGAGAGCATGAAGGGACTGCCAAGAACGCCCCCTGCCCACACGTCCCGGGCGGGAGCCGTCGCCGCTGGCGGCTAGTCACATGCATCCCCCTCTAGAAGGAGGGGGCGCTGTGTGATCGGACTTTCTTCCAATGGACCACTTGCACGATGTGTCTCAGGTCCTCTACTACCTCGTGCGGCTGATGTTCGAGCTGCATCGGCACTTGGTGCTCCGAAAGGCTCTTCAGCGGCCAAGGCAAGAGCCTGGACAGGGCACCAGCGAGGTGAGCGGGAACAGGTAGACACGCCTACCCACACTCAGTAGAGCGGGGAGGGCTTGGCCGATGGGCAGAGCCCTCCCCTACTGGGGCCGGGGAGTACGGACGTAACCCTTGATCCATGCTGTACGGAGCAGAGAATCAGGCGGGTACGGGCACGTCCTCACGTCGTCGCCGCGGCGTCCGGCCTCGGCGCCCTCCGTGATGGCCCGCACGATGTCCTCACGCGTGCCCACGTGCTTCACCTCTTGTTCTGCTGGTCGGACTCGTTCTTGCGCGCGCCGGTCGCCCATCGCTGTTCGCGGCCGGTGACTTGCTCGATGAACTCGGCCTGTGTCAGCCGACCGTGTTCGGCCCACCACTCTTTCAGTTCGTCGCTCGCCCGCGCGTACGCGATTCGAGCCGGACCGGAGAAGAGTTCAGCCGGATTGGTTCCGGCGGCCTGGGCCTTCTTGTTGAGCAGGTACCCGTTACAGGCGTCCTCGGCGGCGAGGTACTGGCGATAGACGTACTCCTCGTACATGGCGCGGGCCTCGGCGCGGGTGACCCGGCGGGCGGTCTCCTCGGTCACGCCCTTGGCGGCGTCGGCGGCGATGGCGGCGGCCAACTCTTCGGCGAACGCGTCGTCGTCGGCGAGGGCGCCCCACGTCTCCGGGTCCGGGGCGGGGTCCATCGCTTCGGCGAGGGCGTCGCGGTCGGCGAGCAGGTCGTCAACGGCGTTGCCAGTCGCGGCGGGCGGCGGCAGTTCGACAGCGTCGCGGCGGTCCATCTCGGCGGCGATGCGCAGTAGTTCGTCGTTGGTGGCGTACTGCATGCACCACGCGAGGGCGTCGTCGCCCACGTCCGAGAGATCGGCGGCGAGGTTCCCGCCGGGGAAGTAACGGGCGAGCAGGGCGCGGCGGTTGGCCTCGGTGTCGAGGGCGGCGCGTTCGTCGGGCCCGGCGACGCGGGCGCGGGCGGCGAGGTCATGGTCGGACAGGCCGACCAGGTCGCGCCGTACGCCGGGAAGCCGGGCGGCGGTGTCGCGGCGGTCCATCTCGGCCATGACGCGCAGTGCGTCGCCGTCGTCGAGGTGCGGGAACGTGCGGGCGAGGTCGGTGTCGCTGAACGCGAGCAGGTCGTCGGCGAGGTGTCCGCCGGGCCGCACACGGTCGAGCAGGTCGTCGCGGTCGCGGCGGTCGGCCTCGGCCTCGATCCGCGCGCGGGCGCGGTCGTCGAGCAGGCCGGACCCCTCGGCGCCGGCGAGCTGGTCGTCGCGCATCTCCCGTACTGACCGGTCGTCGCCCGACCACACGCGGGCGGCGTCGACCTGCTGCGCGGTCGGCTCGGTGCGCGGGGCGGGGAGGTTCGAGGCGCCCGGCTGCTCGCGGTGCCGCAACCGGCGCAGATCGGGGTGTGCGGCGAGGTGGTCGCGCATGGCGCCCTGCCACTGCCGCACCTTGGCGCCGGCGGCGCGCTGCGCCTCGGGGGTGACGGCGGCGGCCTCGCGGGTTTTCCACCGCCTGATGTTCCGCTCGATCTTCCGCTGTCGCTGTCCCGCCTCGTAGCCGGCTGGGTCGCTGGTCGCGTCCTCCACCGGCGTGATGCCGGGAGAGTAGGCGCTCACGGAGTGACGGCAGTTCGGGTGTTGCAACCCCGCCCGGCGGGCCTCGTCGAGCGATCCGGCGACGCTCACCCGGACCGTGCGGCCGTCCTCGACGGCGTGCTCGGCCTCGACCGTGCGCTCGCCGTCCGCCCCGCCCACAGTCAACACCTTGCGCTCCCACGGGCGGCAGAGCGGGCACTCGCGAGGGGAGTCGGACACGACGACCAGGTCAACGCCGGCCTCGGCGAGCGTGCGCGTGTGCGCCTCGATCGCGGCGCGGCCGACGGACGTCCGTACGGCCATCTCCGCGTAAGAGGTGAGCTGCCAACGGCGCCCCGCGCGGTCCGTGAACGACGCGATACCGCGGTCGGCAAACCGGCGCATGGCGTCCTGTGTCGTCTGTCGGCGGGTGCCGGTACCGAGTAGCGGCGTGGCGGTGACCTCGGCGACGACCGTCCGGTACTGGTCGTCGACCGCCCGGAGAATCGAGCGGTGCGTCGAGGTGAGCCGGTCGACGGTTTCCTGTGCGAGGCGGTCGACGGCCTGCGCGTTCGGTGTGACCTCGTCGACCAGGCGGCGGCCGCCGTCGGACAGGGCGCCGAGTTCGGCGACGGCGGCGCGGTGACCGGTGTTGTACGCCTCGGCGACGGCGTCGAACACGTCGAGGCTGACGGCCTTGCCGAGTTCGTCGACAACGCCTTGAGCGGCGCGGCGCACGGCCTGTACGGCGGCGAGCTTCCGCTCGACCCACCCCGGGGCGTCGAGGCCCTCGGCGAGCTGCCGGGCGATGATGCCCAACAGCCGGTCCTCGGCGTCGGCGTACAGGTCACGGGTGGTCTCGGCGAGGTCTTCGACCATGCCCGGATGGATCGGCATGCGCCCCCCAACGGCCGTACGAAAGTGGACAGATGGGAGGCACGCGCGAACCGTCGGTGACGGATGGTGAATTATGCGACTGCGGAGAGTAGTTGTGGTACGCCGGAGCCCACGGCGCCCCTGATGACGCGTTAGAGTTGCTGGCGCAGCTCCACGTGACCCCTCACGTGCTTCGCCGGTACCCCCGGTGAAGGCCCTGGGCCCCAGGGCACTTTGGGGTCACGGGAGGTGACACGATGACGCGTCGCGACAAACGCGGCAGGCGGAGCGGGAAGCGGAAGCCGGACAAGCGGCTGATGCTGATCGACTGGCTGCCGGTGATCAGGCTCATCATCGAATGGCTGCTGCGGTAGGGCTCGCGCGAGCGTCCCTGACGTGACCCCGGACGTACGGCATGGACAGAGCACTCAGCACTGAGCCCAGCCGACGCTTAGACGGCTGGGCTCACTAGCTGCACGCCACGGCAAGGGCCTGACGCCCGGCGGCAACCGCGCGTTGGGCCCTTCGCTGTGCCTGAGCACAACTTTGCATGGCGTTTCACGTGAAACAGTACCTCGATGGGGACAACCGAGGAAAGTTATACGCGTCAGATTCGGTTGTGACATTGCTGATCTGCATTGAACTTTGGTCGCGAACTTTGGTCGCGAGCGTTGCTCGCGAACTTTGCTCACGAATGTTGTTCACGAACTTTGGTCACGAGCGTTGCTGACGTCAGCTCGGAAATGTGCCGACGGGGTCGGGTGCGGCAGCGCCTGTCTCGGCGAGGATCGCCCGCACTTCGGCCTGTATGGCGGTGTCGTCCCAAGTGGGGTTCAGGATCTTGACCTTGGTCGCGGTCGACACGGCCCCGGCGCGGTTGAGCAGGTCGAGCGTGGTCGCCGTCTGCTCGGCGGACTCGGCGACGCCGTCGCCGAACTCCACGCGGGGACGGTCGGGCGTGATCCTGCTGCCGAACAGCTGCGCGTCGAGCAGCAGCAGGACATGAACCATGTCCGCGACGGCGTGCCGCCAGTAACCGGCCTTCTTGCGGCGGGTGACCATGCTCCGGGCGTCGCGGCTGTCGACCTCGGTCGCGGTGACCGGCGCTCCGTCGCCGTCGAGGCCGAACGACTGGGGCGAGTAGCCGGCTGACTGGGCGGCCTCGCGTGTGATCGCCTCGGTGGTGCTGCGGTGCTCCTCGACCCTGATGTCGAACTGGTTCAGGGTGATCCCGGCGCCCTCGTTCGGCGGCATCCGCAACGAATGCCAGACCTCGCGGTCGTCGTCGAACGACGCCCCGCGGCCGGCTCCCTCGTTGCGCATGTACCCGTCCGGGACGATCAGGCGGGCTCGGGCGAGGCGGATGTCGCGCATCCACGATGTCCACGTTTCGTCGAGGCTGTCGAACAGGTCGTAGATCGGAGCCGCGTAGTCCGAGCGCCCGATCGGTGAACCGCGGTGCAGCCGGTTGGGCAGCATGTTGGGGACGTAGGCGGCGGTGAGCTGCTGAATGCCGGTCGCGATCGCGTCGCCCTGGGCGTCGAGGCTGTCGACCAGGTCGGCCGTGTCGGGGTGCTCGGTGAGCGGCACCCGGCGGCCGACGTTGTCGGCGGTCCCCTGGTACAGCGCGTGCACGATGCGGCCGGGCTCGTGCCGCTCGAAGTGCCGCCATACCGTCGAGGTCGTCGAGCCTTCCAGTTCGCGCCAGAAGTTCACGGCGCGCAGCAGGCCGAACCGCCACTCGGGTATGGCTCCGTCGGGCTGCATGACGGTGAGCAGGGGGCGCGGCACTAGGTCGCGGTCCCATGTCACCCGCAGGAACACGCCGGACAGGGCGGCGGCCTGCTCGGCGGCGCCGAGGAACACCTGTTGGGCGCGACCCTCGTCGAGCAGCTGGTCGAGGCGGGCCTGTGTGGTGGTGTCCTCGACGGTGATCGTCGGCATGTCCGCGAACAGCAGGTCGGCCGAGGTCGACGCGATGTCGCCAGGGAGAGGGACGTGTAGCCGGTGGTCGCGCCGGTCGATGCGGTGCTCGAACGACCGGCGTCCCCACAGGCGGCGCCGCTCGGTGTGGCGTGGGTGGTTGGTGTAGACGCGGGCGAGACGATTCCGGTCGCCGCTGTACCACGCGTCGTCGATGCGCATCGCGTCGTAGTACGGGGCCCACGCCGACGGCGGCCACTCTGCGCCCTGGTCAGGGAGTGCCATCGTCGCCCCCTTCCTGCTCGCCGGTCGCGAACGCGTCGGCGGCGCTGCGGAACAGGGCGGCGAGGGCGGGGCGTACTTCCTCGCCGGGGGCGAGGGTGAGGTCGCCTACCTCGACAGTGTGCTCGCCGACGGTGAGGGTTACGGGCAGGGTGAGCGGTGCGGCCATGGCGGCGGCCTCCTTCATGCGGCGAGGGTGAGCAGGTGCCGCCATTCGTGGGCGGTGGAGTGGACGGCGTAGCGCAGTGCGTCGCACGAGTGGTCGGCGACCTTGACGGGCTTGTCCTCGCCCTTGTCGGCGGCGGCCGTGTCCCATACGTAGCCGGGCAGTTCGTCGAGCAGTCCCTCGCAAGACCGGTGTATCCGCAGCAGACCGGCGCCGAGCAGGCTCGCCACGGACCGGATGCCGTCCACCACTTCGTTGGAGGCGCGGGCAACGCCCTCGTAGGAGTCGGCCCACAACTGCGTGATGAACGATGCCGCGCTCGGGTCGACGAACGTCCACTCGGGGGCGACGCCCTGCTCAGCAACCCACGTGCGCAGTGCGGCGCTGTACTGGGCGTCGGTCATCTGCCGTTGCGCGGTGCGGGAGTCGTGGCGCCACTCGGCGCACGCGTACAGCCGGCCGTCGACTCCCTCGCCGAGCAGGATCGCCGAGGTGGCGTTCACGGTGCCGTAATCGACGCCGATCCAGTACCGGCGCATGGACGGCAGGGTGTCGACGACGTGCTCGGACTCGTCGAACATGTCGTAGATGGCGCCTTCGGCCTGGACCCACAGACCGAGGACGTTCCGCTTGTAGAACAGGCCGGTGTGCGTCGACTTGATCCGGGCTCTGTACTCGTCGTCAAGGCCGGGATTGTCGTCCAACTGGAAGTGCCACGACCTGAGCCGGGCCTCTTCCGGCCTGAGCAGGTAGTCGCGGCGTAGCCAGTGATTCGGGTTGTCCGGGTTGGTGGTCGCGAAGATCTTCGACCCCGGCACGCTGCACCGTGCGGTGAGCTGGTCAAAGAACGACTTGGGGAGCGTGGTCGCCTCGTCCACGTACGCCCCGGCGCACGTCAGACCTCGTACCTTTGGTTCGGCCTGGGCGTCGTTGGCGCCGAGGGCGTGCACGGTACGGCCGAGGACGGTCGCCGTTGGGGCGCCGGCGGTGTACTGGATGTCTTGCGCGACCTCGCCGAACACGTCCGGGTTCGTGAGCGGACCGAACACGTTCCGGGCGAGGCTGTCGCGTGTGCGCCCGACCATGACCAGTTCGCCGCCGGTCGGCGGGTCGGCGACGTACCCCAACCACCGGAGCAGGCTCGCGATGGTCTTCCCGGACCGTACGGAGCCTTCCCAGAGGTTGAGGAACGCGGCGGCCTCGACGATCGAATCGACCTGCTTCGGCGACAGACCGAGGTCACTGTTCATCGTCGCCGTCCGGTGAACTTCCGTGCCGCTCGGCGTAGTTGCGGGCGAGTCCTTCCATGAGGCGCCCGATCACGGAGCGGGAGCGCTCCCCGGCCTCGTCGCGCGGCGGGGCGAGTTTGAGGGAGCGGTCGAGGGCGGCGCCGGCGGTGGCCATCATGGTGCGCCGGTCGGCGGGGGTCGGCTCGTCCTGCCACTTCTGGGCGTAGGTGTGGTCTTTCCCGCCCCACTCGAAGTAGAGGTGTGGCTCGGTCATCTTCGCGAGTTCGCGCTCGGCGATGTCGTGCAGGGTGACGGCGAGTTCGGAGCGGCGCGCGGCGAGGTCGGCGCGGCGCACCCGGGTAGCGGCTTCGACCTCGGCGGCGCGGTCGAACGTGAGCGGCGGGTCGAACGCTGCGGCGATCTTCGACACGGTCGAGGGCGACCGTTCGATCGCCCGCGCGATCTCGTTCCGACTCTTGCCCTCGGAGTGCAGGCGGCGTACCTGCTCGCGGTCGTCGTCGTCGATGGGGCGTCCCACGGGCGATCACCTCCCGCGGACATGCGAACGCCCCGCCGCTGGGGGGAGGAGCGACGGGGCGTTCGGGTAGGGCGTCCGTTTGCGGGCACGCCGAAGACGGGCCCCACTTTAGGTCACGGAACGATAACGGCGCAACTGGTCTTGTCCGACGCCCTCGCCCGCGCGCATGGCGGCCCGCGTCCGGACGCGCGGCGCGCCCCGCCGTGTCGTACAGCGGGGTACGCGGCTGTCATACGTGCTGGTCAGGCTGTCGGACGGGCTTGTACGGCTTGATGTTCGCCGTCTCGATGACGGGCGCGACGCCCGTCGGGTAGTGCCCGCGGTTCCATGCCTCGTAGTACAGGTTCGCGAGCAGCAGTAACGCTTGTCGGACGGCGGCCGAGGCGTCGCAACCGGTCTTCATGATCACGCGCAGGTCGTCGTACATCCCCTCGTCGAGGATGCGCACGGACAGAGACCGGCCTACGGGTGGCGGGAGGCTCGGGGCCTTGGCTGGCCGCTCGGTAGGCTGTGTTCTGGTCATGGTGGGGTCGCTCCCATCGTGATTAGTCGGGCCCGTCCGGCGGTGGAGTCGCTGTGTACGGGCCCGCGTCATGTGCTGGTCAGTGCTCGTGGATGGTGTCGCCGTCGTACGCGGCGGTAAATCGGGCGTCGTCTGGGTCGCCTTCCTCACCGCTTCGCCACACGCACACGCGGGCACCGCTGCGAGCGAGGGGAACGTCGAGACGTTCACCGAGGATCTGGTCGGCGACACTGGCAGCGGACTCGGTGGCACAGAGAGTTCCGGACTCGACCGGTTCCCAGGCGTCCTCGCCGGTCGCGCGGTACATGGTCCATGCCGCGTCCCACGGGTTATTACGCAGGATCCTGTGAACGTACGACGCGGTCACGCCCAGCTCTGCGGCGATCTCGGCAGCCGTCCACCCATCGACGCGCGCCGCGACGATCACGCTCGGTAGGGCCCCCTCGACGGCCTTCGCGGTGCGGCGGATCACGCCTGCCTCGGCGAGGGAGAGGGACGGACCGACCCGCTCGGCGAGAGCGGCGCGCGCCGTGGCGGTGGTCGCCCGGGCGTACTCCTCGGCGAGGCGTGCGAGACCGGACGATTCGGCGGCCGCGTACTGGCGCCGCTCGGCTTCGCATTCCTTCTCGAACTGGTCGAAAGCGGCGAGTAGTTGGGTGCGCAGCCTTCCCGCGGGCGTCTCGTCGGGCTGCTCGTTACTCATGGTTCCTGCTCCTGGTGGCGCGGTCGGGCCCGGCCTCGGGCGAGGCCGGGCGGTCAGGCGGCGAACAAGGCGTACTGCTCATGCGGGCGCGGCACCCCGTCGAGGGCGAGCTGTTCGGCGCGGCGTGGTCGCGCATGCGAGGCGGTCACCAGCATGCCGGCTGGCTCGACGACCTCGATCCGCCATGCAGCGGCCACGGCTTCGGCCTCAAAGCGGTCGCGCGCCTCGGCACGTACGCACCGCTTGCACAGATGCCACCCGCGTACGACGGCGAAGATCCAGTTACGGCCGCCCGCAGGGCGCCCGCAGTAAAGCTCTCGGGTTCCGGGGCGGCGGTAGTGTCCGGTCGCCTTGCGGGCGGCGCCGCGCACTGCGTAGGTCTCCACAGGGGTTCGCTCCTCGGCGGGGCCCGCCCTCAGCAGGCGGGCCCCCTCGGCGGTCAGGCGGGGACGATCAGGACAAGGTCAGTCGCGGGCCACGGGTCGCAGACGTCCCACGGGTTGTCGTCGCCGAGGTTCACGACGGCTTCCGTGCAGTCCGCGAGGTTGTCACACGACCCACACCCGCACGTGCGGTCGTAAGGCATCGGGTGCGCCTGGTACTGGTCGTTGAAGTAGTCCGAGCGGGGCAGACGGCCAAGATTCGGGTAGGCGGTGAGCTGCGCCCGCACGGCGTCGCCGTGGTGGTAGTCGGGGAACGACGCGAGGATCGTGTCTCCCTCGGCGACCTCGACGGCCCGCACGATGCGGGCGGCGGCGGGGTCGACCAGCAACGGGGCGTGATCCTCGTCGTTGGGGAGCGCCGTCACGACCACAGGGAAGAACTCAAAACACTTGGTGCGCATGGGGTTTCCCTTCGGAGGGGCGCCCGCGCGGGGCGCCCCTCAGTGGTCAGTCAGGCGCGGGCGTCGAGGATGTGGGCGCGGGCGGCGAGTGCGGCCGTCTCGACGAACCGCCACTCGCCGTCGAGGTCGTCGGACCCGACGCCCTCGGCGCGGAAGATGGTCACCTCGATGGGGCGTCCGGGGTAGATGTGGGCGCGTGCCACGCCGTCCTCGAACAGGACGGCGTACCCCTCGGTCGACCAGCCCACGGCCCAACCCTCGGCCGTCACGGTCGGGTACTCGTCGGCGTCGCGCTCCTCGCGCGGAACCGTGACGTCGTTGAAGCGCTCGGGCAGGAACGTGATCACGCGGGTGGGGCGCAGCTTCTCGACAGCGAGGGCGAACGCGCGCTCGCGGGTCTGCGTGCCCGCGAACAGGTAGTCACGACTCGGGTAGATGTCGCCCTCGCTGGGGATCTTGGCGACAGCCCAGTACCCGTCAAGCGGCTTGCTCGCCGTGTTGAAGACGGCGTACTCGGCACCGTCGAACTCGAAGGTGGAACGGCCCTCGGCGTCAGCCTCGGCGAGCTGGGGCTCGGGGGCGGCCTCGCGGCGGTGCACGCCGTCGCAGACATGACCGGTCTCGGCGCAGTCGCATGGGCAACCGCAGTCCTCGACGGCCTGCACGAAGAAGGTGAACGCGTCAATGTGGTGCTCGCCGACGATCTCGGTGTCGTCGAGACGGTCGAGGAACGCGTCGAACGGGTTCGGGTCCTCGACGTCCTCGGCGACGGCCTCGACGTCGGCACGCAGCCACTCGCGGGCTTCGTCGAGGGTGCCGATGCACTCGACGCGGTACTCGACGTCGAGGCCGATCTCGCGGTTTCCGACGTGGTAGCGCGTTCGTTTTGTGCTGGTCACAGGGGGTCGCTCCCTTGGTCTGGCCGGGTGGAGTCCGGCGGCGTGGTTCCCACACTAGACGGAATGAACTCAGTACACAAGCTCTGATGTACTGAGTTCATCTCCCTTGTCGGGGTGGTGACTTCGACCCCGTGCGCGGGCGGGCCCGGCCCTCGCCTCCGGGCCCGCCTCGGCTACGCGGCGGGCTGCTGCCGGTCGACGGCGAGGGCGGCCCACAGGGCGATCAGGTCGGCCCCCCGCCACTCGCCCCGGCGGCGGCCGTCCTCGGCTGGCGCGGTGCAGAGTGCGCCGGTCGAGCAGGCGACGACCGGCTCCCCGCCGGCGCGGGTGCGGCCGGTGAGACGCCCGCCGCACCAGGGGCACGGCCGGTCGAGGGCGGTCGACCGGCCGTCGCGTCCGAGGGCGCGCTCGACGGCTTGGCGAGCGCCGGCGGCCGTCGCGGCGAGGTGGTCGAGCAGCAGGGCGGGGACCGGCGTGAACAGGTCGCCGTACTTCTCGCCGAGGGCCCGCCCCTCCAGCCACACGGCGGCCCAGTGCAGCCCGTACGCCCGCGAACCGGCCGACTCGGGCGTCTGGTAGTGCCACCGGCCGGGGTTCTGCCGGTCGGCGAGGTCTTCCCGCACGACGGTGCGGGGCGGGAGCGACCGCAGCACGACCGGCGTCCGCCGTACGGGGCGCTGCACCTGCTCGGCGACGGCGTCGGCGAGGTCGAACAGGTCGCGCTCGGTGTCGAGGGCGGCGTCGAGGGCGTCGAGGTTGAGCGGGGCCGGGTGTTCGCGGATGGTGAGCGGGAGCCGGCCTATGACGGGCGCGGCCGGTATGGGGTCGTCGGTGCGGTCGGCGGCGGCGAGCTGGTCGAGGAACCCGCCGCGGGTCTCGCGCGGCGGCCACTCGGCGGCCGGGGGGTGCGCGATGGCGGCGAGCAGGTCGCCCCACTGCTCACGGATGGCGGCGAGGTCGACCGCGGCGCGGCGGCCGACCGGCGGGGCGGCGAGGGGGGTCGTCATGGGTGGCTGCTCCTTGTGCTCAGTGCTGGGCGAGGGCGTCGCGAACGGCGTCGTACGCGTCGTGCAAGCCGTTGGCGTAGGCGAGGGTGTTCGGCAGTCCGAGGCGGGGCCGGGGCGCGGTGGGCAGCAAGGCCCGTACTGCGGCGACTTGCTTCCCGGCGGCGCGGTAGACGGCGAGGGTGTCGGGCCCGAACACGGCCCGGTACGCGGTGAGTTGTTCCTCGGCGTCCGCGGCGCGCTGCCGGGCCTCGGCGAGGTCGCCCTCAAGCTCGCGTACGACGGCGTCGGCGGCGGCGCGGTGATGGGCGAGGGTGCGCGTGGTGCCCTCGTTCGCCTTGCGGGACTCGTCGGCGCTGCGGCGTTCCTGCTCGACGTACTCGCGCAACAGCCGGGCCTCGGCGGCGCTGAGCCTGCCGCGCTGGGCGCGGGCGAGCAGGACGTCGAGGGCGGCGCGGCGGTCGGCGCGCTCGTGGTCGCGCGGCTTGGTCCGGGAGTGCCGGCGGCGGTGAGTGGTCACGGGGTCTTCTCCTTGCGGTGGTCGGTGCGGTGGCCGAGCCGCTGCTCGCGCGCGCGGTCGGGCTCGCGTCCGGACGCGCGACCGACTGGAACGGGCAGTTGTCGGCGGGTCATGCGGCCTGAGCGAGGGCGCGTGCGGCGCGGGGGCGGATGGGCTCGACGGTGGCGAGGCGGGCCTCGCGCTGCTCGGCGCGTTTGGCTCGGGCGGACGCGTTCTTGCACTTCCGGCACTTCCGCGTCCCGTTCTTCGCGCGGATGGTGTTCGCCTGGTCGTAGGCGTGGCCGGCCGGGCAGTGGGTGACGGCGGCGCGGGCGGCGACGTGGTTCGTCGAGCGGAGGATGTTCGTACGGTGCGTGACGGCGTCGAGGTGGCCGGGGGCGACGCATTCGCGGCGGCGGCACCGGTGGTCGACCTCAAGGCCGGCCGGTATCGGGCCGTTGGCCTGCTCGTACGCGTAGCGGTGGGCCTTGACGGTGCGGCCGTGGGCCCAAAAGGTGCCGTAGCCCTTCTCGTTCTGCGAGCCGTCCCACAGGTGGCAGGGGCCGGGGCAGTTCCGGCGGAGTGACCAGGGGCCGGCGGTGTTCACCTTGTCGGCGAACCGCTCGGCCGGGGTGGGCCGGTCCATGGGGCTACCTCCGACGGGAAGTCGTTCCGAATGTTCTTTCGTGGTTGGTTCATTCCTTCCAGGGTTGGAACATAGTCCACAGGGGGCGGCCTCGGTCACTCCGATTTCCGCCCCCTGGCGCGGTGCTACGCGGCTGCGGGGCGGTCGTCGGCCTTGGCGAGGACGATCGTCCACCCCATGGCGACCAGTTCCGCGACGACCTGCTCGGCCACTTCCCGGGCGGTGTCGAGGCCGTTCCCACGGGCGTTCTCGACGCCCGCGCGCACGACGGCGAGGGCGGCGGCGGGGATCATCGCTGCGACCCGGTGACATGGCGGGCGTCGCGGCGTCCGCACTGCTGACGGGCGACCGGCGGACGCACCATGAGCCGCGCGAGGGCGGCCCGCGCGCGCTCGGACTTCTCGGCAGCGGCGATGCGGGCGGCCTCTTCCCGCTCGGCGCGGTGCCGCTCCTCGACGGCGCGGCGGCGCTGCTCCTCCTCGGCGGCGCGGCGCTCGGCGAGCAGGGCGGGCCCATCCACTTCGAACCACGTCGACCACCGGCCGTATCCGTTGTGCTGCTCGACGATCACGTACGCGCCCTGCTCGGCCATGTTCCGCGCGATGCGGCGCGCGGCCTTGCGGTCCTGCGTCGGCTTGATGGCCGGGCGGTCCGGATGCCGATCCCACGATCCCGTGATCCGGTACCCGCTGTTGTTTTTTGTGCGGTCGCCCGCGCTCGCGCGGCGGCGGTGCGGGGCGCGCTCGGGGTGCTTCCTGCGGCTGGTCATGCGGCCGGCTCCTTCGGTGCGTAGCGGCGGGCGGTGGCGAGGTCGAGGCGCGAGGGGTGGGCGGTGCGGCGCGGGTTGCGGCGGCGGTTGACGCACGGCTCGCCGGCGCGGGCGAGGCAATGCACATGCGGGCACGCGACGTCGAGAGGGTCGGGCAGTCCCTCGACGGCGCGGCGTTCGCGCTCGGCCCGGCGCGGCCGGAACTCGGCGAGGGCCTGGGCGACGGAGCGGGGGAGGTAGTCGCCGAGGGCGGCGAGGCGTTCGGCGACCTCGGGCGCGGGCCCGCCGGTCAGTTCGCGGTACGTCGCGGCGGTCGAGGCGCCGGTCGCGACGGCGTTCCGGGTGCCGACCAGTTCGGCGCGGTACGCCTCGGGGTCGTCTGGGTCGGCGGCGGGAACGGGGTCGTGGTGGCGGTCGACGACGTCGCGGCGGAAGCTGTGCCACGGGCGCGATACGTCCGACGGCCGGACCGGGTACGGCGAGGTCGCGATGTGGTGGCGCACGACCTGTGCGGCGTCCCAATGGCGGCCGTTGGGGTGCGGGGCGCGCGGGGGGACGTCGGCGAGCAGGTCGGCCCACTGGTCGAGGGTTTCCTCGGCGGCGGCCTGGTCGGCGGGCGCGGTGCGCGGGTCGAGGCGCACGGCGTAGGCGAGCAGGGCCGCGACTTCTTCGCGGGTCATCTGGCGTGCTCCTGGGGCGAGTTGAGGGCGGCGGCGAACATGTCGGCGGCGCGGGCGACGCGTCCGGGGCGGGCGGCGGCGAGGGGGATCACGTCGGCGCCCGGCGACGTCGGGGCGCCGGCGGGGACGGGCGGGAGCGCACTCCAGCCGGGGAGGAAGTAGCGGACCGAGCGGGGGCGGGAACGGGCGCGGCGGCACTGCTCGCGGGCGTGGTCGACCAGGGCGGCGACGGCGGTCCGCTGCACGATCGCCTCAAGCCGGAACCAGTCGGCTTCCGCGAGGGACCACTCGACGACGATCCCGGCGGCGGTGAGCGCGTCACGCAATGGCCGAAGGTTCGGCGGGACGGCGGGCGTCGAGCCGTAGCTAGCTGGCTGTACCTCCGCAGGAGGTACAGCGGGATGGGACGGGTCGGGACGGGGGGACCGTGACGGGTCGGTGCCGTCACGCTGTGACGACCCTTCCTGACCTGCGATGTCTTCGGGGAACTCGATCTGATTCGCGGCCGGTTCGCGATTTCCGTCCGACGGATCGCCGTCGGTTCCGACGTGATTTGCCGACGGAACGGGCGGATTACGCTCCTGGTTCCGCTGCTCGTCGGCGCGTTCGCGGGCCCGCTGCTGCCGCTCGGCGGCCCGTGCGCGCTCGGTCTCGACGCGCGCCCGGCTCGGGTTGTAGATCAGGAAGTCGTGCATGTAGTAGTCGCCGGGGGCCGGCTGCTGGCACTTCGGGTGCGGGCACGTGTGACCGTGCTCGTGCCACAGGCCGGCCGCGACCAGCTTCCGGGCCTGCGGACCGGTCCCGTACAGCTGGGCGACGACGCCCGGAACCATGCCCTCGGTGAGGTGCTGGGCGGCGTACGCGCCCGCCTTGACCCACAGGCCGACGGCGGCGTTACCGGCCTTGAGCGTCTTGGGGTGCCCGTAAAACGTGTCGTCGACTTTGAACCAGGTCACAGGGTCTGTGCTCCTCGGGATGGTGCGCCCGGGGCGAGGGGCAACGGCGGCTCGTCCTCGCCCCGGGGCAGATCAGGCGGTGACGTACGGGCGGGTCCGGGCCGGCTGGTGCTCGTCGCACCGTGGCCCGCACGGGTACGGCCGTACCTCGGAGTCGTGGCACGTCGGGTTTCCGTGCCCACAACTGGGCTTGCTGGCAAGTCGGTTGCACTCGGCGCAGTACCGCTTGCCATCGGCGCGGTGGCGGCCGTGTACGGCCTGGTCGTGCTCGCACTTGGGTGGCCGGTGCCGCATGCCCTTGACGTCGGCGAGGGCGGCGCGGTGGCGCTGCCGGGTCTCCTGGTCGTCGACATGGGCGGGCGAGCAGCATGTCGGCACATCGCACGACGGGCGGGCGGGGCCGACCGGGGCCCGACCGTGCCACATCATGAACGCGGCCTGAAATGCGGTGTAGGCGGTGCCCTTGTGCTGGAACCGGCCCCCTCCCTTGGCGGGGTTGCCGGTCCACTCGCGGTGTCCGCCCTCGGTCTCGCGGGTGTTCTTGAGGAACACGAGCGCGAGGTCGGCGGAAACGCCCGGCGCGGACGTGGCGGCGCTCATGCGGCCAGTCCGAACCGCTCGGCGATTCCGGCGCGGTGCAGCAGGAACCGCAGCGCGTACGCGGCCTGCTGGGGGACGACCCCGTTCCCCAACGCCTTGAGCTGTGCGGGGCGGGACAGGCCCGGCACGGCGGTGATGTGGCCGAGGGGTAGCCCCATCATCCACTCGACGAACGCCGGGGTCAGGCGGCCTCGATCGTCAGTTGGCCGAGGTGCCGGTCGGCCCGTGATCGTCTCCCACCGCTCAACCGCGTGGGTGTACTGGCCGTAATCGACGCTGCCGCGCTCGCCAGTGTCGGCGTCCCGTCCCCGTGCTTCTGGTTGGGGCTCCCCTTCGTTCCGTCGCTCGCCCTGGGCGTCGGCAACAGGTGCTCGACCTCGTCGGCGAGCGTCGGACCGTGCCCGCCCCGTTTCCTCTTCGTCGGATGCTGCGACCCGCCGCTCGTCCCCAGTGACGCCGTCGGCGTTTTCAGCAGCTGCACGATCGCCGGTAGGCCGTCCGGGTGTCCCTTCCCCCGGCTGTCCCTCGCGAGGGGCGTCGGAAGCTGCGCGATACGCGCCCGCAAGGTGTCGTTGCGGTTTCCGTCCGGGGTCCCCGGCCCGTTCCACTCGCTCGTGGTCGGCGTCGGCAGCAGGCCACGCGATGATGAAAACGCGCTCACGCTGGTGGGGTGCCCCGACGTCGGATGCGCGCTGCACGTGCCATTCCGCATCGAACCCGAGGTCGGCCAAGTCGCCGAGTACGGCGCCGATAGCTCGAAGAGCGTCGGCGTCTCCGCCGTCTGCATCCAAAGGCGTTCCGTCGGCTCCCACACCGCGAACGGCCTTGGCCGAGAGAAGACCGCGGACATTTTCGATCACCACCAGTCGAGGTCTGAGTACGGAAATGGCGTGTGCGACGTGGAACCACAGGCCGGACCGGGTCCCCTTGATCACGCGCTCGGGCGGCGGGCCCGCAGGGTCGGCGAGGTCGCGGGCGTTGAGTTCGGCGACCGCGGCGGCGGCCACCACACCGGACAGGCGCGAGGGAACGGCGCCGGACGGCGCGGCGGCCTCGCACGTCGTGAGGTCGTGGTCGCCCCACCGGCAGTTCCCGCATAGCAGGACACCGGCGGGTACGACGGTGTCGCCGATCAGGCCCGCGCGCTTGCCGGCGAGGCTCACGTCGGTGCAGGGGAAACCGGACGTGAGGACGTCGACCGGCTCGACCTCCGACCAGTCAACGGCCGTGATATCGCCGTGGTTTGGGACGTCGGGCCAGTGATGGGCGAGGATGCGCGCCGCGTACTGGTGTTTGTCGCCGGGCTCGTATTGGCAGTGCCACGCCACGGACGCGCCGAGGACGTCGCAGACGGCCATGTCGAGGCCGCCGTATCCGGAGCACAGCGACCCAACCCGCAGCGCGTCGCCCTCATCGATGGCGAGCTGTCCCGGCACCATCTCGACGGCCCGCTCGGCGAGCAGCTTCCCGACCGTGTCGAGGGTGAGACTCACGCGGCCTCACCTCGGCCGGGGGGTGTCCTATGGCGGATGTGCGCGGCGAGTCTGGTGATGCGGCCGGCGAGGGTGATCGCGTCGTCGGGGGCGAGCAGGTCGTCGAGGTTGTCGGCGGGCGGGGCCTCGGCGAGCAGGGCCTCGCGGCTCCCGTCGGCGGCGGCTGCGCGCATGGCGCGTTCGTGCTCGGGCATGTCCACGCTCACGACGGCGTGATCGAGGCTGGCGACGTTCGCACCGTGGACGGTGAGCAGACGGCCGACGGGATCGGGGTCGGCGGTGTACGCGACGGCGAGGGCGTCGAGTAACTGCTCGGCACGGTCGGCGATCGGCAGGCGGACGGCGAGGCCGTCGGCGGTGAGCGTCGGGCGGATCACCGGCGCAGCTCCTCGGGCATGACCGGCGTGTCGACGGCGAGGGCGCCCGTAATGGCGTCGTACAGCTGCGGGCGGGTCCAGTCGGCGGCGGGGAACATCCGAAGCAGCAGGCCGCGGGCGGCGCGGTGCGCGTCGCGGTCGGCCTTGACCGGCCCGCCGAGGGCGTCGCCGAGGACGACCCAGGTCGCGAGGCGCTGTTCGCCGTCGCGGTCGGTCGGCACGGGGACGGTCTGAACTCGCGCGGTGCCGGGGGCTATCTGGTCCAGCTGCCGGGCGATCACGGCCGTACGGACGGCGTGCTTCTCGGCGTCCGGGGCGCTCGGCACGGCGGTACTCTCAGGGGTGTTCACGATCGGTACCTCTCGGGGTTCGGTCGGGCGGGCCGTCCGGGCGCAATCCGGGCGGCCCGCCGTGTTTTCAGGCGGCGGCGCGGTGCTCGACGGCGGGCGCCTGCTGGCGCTGGTCGCGTTCGAGGCGGCGCAAGATCAGTTCCGTTGCGGAGTCGAGGCAACCGGCGGCGCGGTCGCTGTCTCGGCGGTCGCGGGCGGCGTCGAGGACACGGCGGGCGTTGGCGAACGCCTGCTCGCGGGAGATCACGGGGCTGGTCATGCGGCGGACCGCTTGACCAGCTGGCCGGCCGAAACGCCGTAGTGCTCCTCGACGGCGGCGGCTACGTTCGCGCTCGGGGCGGTGTGCCCGTGCCACAGGCGCCACGCGGTGTTCCGCGCAACCTTCAACCGGCGTGCGGTGTCTGACGGTTTGTGATCACCCGCTTTGCGGGCGGCGGTGACCAGGGCCTCGCGGTCATACACGAGCATCGTCCTTTCGTGGTTGGTTCACTCCTTCCATGGATGGAACATAGCATGATGGAACGTGTGGGGAAACTGTGAAGTCCTCCCGCTTCAAAGTGCATTGACACTCGGCATATGCCCGACAACAATCGGTCACCTGTTCGAGTGCGCCGCCGCAGTTCTGGGGGTGAACCGTGTTAAAAGTGTGCGATCAGGACAGGTTCAAGACGGCCCGTAGTCGGACCCATCCATGCGCGGTATGTTCCATCCATGGAACAGAACAACCAGCCGGGGAGCGACAAGGCGACCCCCGCCGAGTTCGCGCGATGGCTCCGCGATCAGCTCGAACGGCGCGGCTACGACATGCGACCCAGGGGCGGCGGACAAAGCCGGTTCGTCGCGGATTCGGGCCTGAGTGTCGGCACGATCAGCCGCATTCTCAACAAGCAGGGCGCGCAGGACATCAAGGTTCTGGAAGCCCTCGCACACGCCCTCGGTCTGCCGCTCGCTGAGGTGCTGATCGCCGCCGGCGTCCTCAGCCGCCGAGAGCTAGCCGACGTCCAAAACCCCGCCCCGCGCCCCGACGGCCCACTCACGCCAGAGCAGGCCGCGGAGGAAATGGGCATCGAGGACCCCGAGGACGTCGCGCACTTCGTCAACACAACCGAGTTCCTGATCAGGCGCCGCGCCAAGACTCGCAACGGACGCGCCGCCGAGAATTGACGCACGGAGGCACCGCAAGTGACCCACCGATTCACGCCCGCATTCGCTCTCCTGCTGCTTCTGGCGGGGCAGTCCGCGGGCGTCCTCGGCCTGCTCGGTGACAACGATGCCTTATGGCAGGCCGGGCTGTTCATCACCCTTACCGCCGTCCCGCTGCTCATCGTCCGCACCGTCCACAACTCCCAGCAAGCCACCGCCGACCAGCTCGCCGACGCCGACCGCGCCGGATACGTCCGCGCCCTCGACCATGTCGCCCGCGGTCTGCTCGACGCACCCACCCCGCCCGAACCGGGCCACAGGGAGGACCGCGCCGAGCAGGACGCGGGCAACGTGATCACGCTTCGCCCGAGCCATGTTCGACCAAGCGAACGGAAGGCGCAGTGACAACAGCGCAGTTACCAGCCACTTTCAGAACGAAACAGCTCACGCCGTACGTCGGATACATCCGGGTCTCGACCTGGAAAGAGGAGAAGATCAGCCCCGAACTCCAGCGCAAGGCCATTCTCGATTGGGCCAAGCGCAACGGTTCGGAAATCACCGAGTGGATCGAAGACCTCGACACGACCGGCCGCAACTTCAAGCGCAAGATCATGCGGGCGATCGAGATCGTCGAGAAGGGGCGAGAGAAGGGCATCGCCGTATGGCGATACTCGCGCTTCGGTCGCGACCGCGCAGGCAACGCAATCAACCTCGCGCGCGTCGAGACCATCGGCGGACAGCTGGTCAGCGCCACCGAACCCGTTGACGCAACCACGGCCATCGGCCGGTTCCAGCGCGGCATGATCCTTGAGTTCGCCGCGTTCGAGTCCGACCGCATCGGCGAGGCATGGGCGGAGACGCACCAGCACCGCCGCGCCAAGGGGCTACCGGCCACCGGCCGCCCACGGTTCGGGTACATCTGGCACCGCCGATGGAACCCCCGAACCGAGACACTGCAAGAGGAGAAGTACGAGCCACACCCCGAACTCGGCCCCATCGTCGCCGAGCTGTACCGGCGATACAGCCGCAAGATCAAACCCCAGGGGTTCAGTGCTCTGTGCGCGTGGCTCAACAAGAACGGCCACCGCACCACGCGCGGAACCCTGTGGAGCACTCCCACGCTCACCCGCTACATGGACAGCGGCTTTGCCGCCGGCCTGCTGCGCATCCACGACGACGAATGCAAGTGCAACGGGAGGAAGACCAACGGGACATGCCCGAACTACTTCCTTGCCCAGGGCGCGCACGAGGAACTAGTCGATTGGGACCTGTGGCAGGCGTACCGCGCCAGACGAAAGGAGGTGCAGAACACCCCGCCCCGCGCCCGTAACACCCTGTACGAACTGACCGGCCTGGTTCGCCATGGCACGTGCCGAGGCGGTACCAGCATGACCACGGCACGGTGGAAAACCACCGGGGGCAAGCCGTACAACAAGCCCGGGTACGCCTACCGCTGCACACTGCGCGCGCAGGCCGGCGCGAGCGCGTGCGACAGCCTGTGGATTCCACGCACGGAGGTAGAAAGCGAGGTCGAGAAGTGGCTCAAGCGCGAGGCCGCCCCCGGCATCGACACCGCGCCGCCGACCGAGGACACCACCGAGCCGCAGGTCGACGAGCGGGCCCTCGCCAAACAGGCACGGGGCAAGCTACAAGGGGAGTACAGCACGATCGAGGCATCTCTCACCCGCTTGATCATGGACGCCAACGACAACCCCGAGAAGTACCCGGCGGGGGCGTTCGAGCGGGCACGCGACACGTACCTCGACCGGCAAGAGAAGATCAAGAAGCAGCTTGAAAAGCTGGTCGACGTCGAGGAGACGCCCAAGCGGTCAGACTTTGACCGGCTGGTCGTCGGCGTAGCCCAGGAATGGCGGACGCTCAACACCACCGAGCGGAACGCCATGCTCAAGCAGTTGGTACGCCGTGTCGCCCTTGTGCGCCGCAAGGACGAGAACGGCGAGCCCATACCCGGCGCCGAAGGCATCGAGGTACAGGTTCACCCCCTGTGGGAGCCGGATCCGTGGGAGCCGGCCCGCATCTGCCGGGGGCCGTTCGGCACCGTCACGCCCGGACTGTGGCTGTCCGCCGAACTGTGGACACGTCCCGACACCTGGGAACAGATTCCCCCGAGGTAG